GCCAATGGCCACCACCGTACTGTCCGGCACGTCCGGCGCTCTCTACTACAAACCCGCTGGAACCACCGGTACGTTCGGTGAGTCCAATGTCAGCGTCGGTAGCGACGAGATCACCGTTGCTCCTTACCTGAACTTCAAGGTCGGCGACCCCGTCCAGTTCAGCGTCGTCAACAGCCAAACCGGCGGCTCCGGCACCGGCACCCTGCCCGCAGGTATCAGCCCTGCCACCACCTACTACGTCATCGCTTACGCGGCGGCAACTGGTGTGATGCAGGTGTCTGCCACTCTCGGCGGCGCAACCATCACCATCACTGACGACGGCACCGCAGCTGCTCCCAACGAGTTCCAGGTTGCCTACGCTTCCTTCGCCGTTGTCGGCCAAGTCCGCGACTGGAGCTTCGAGATCAGCCGCGCTGAAATCGACGTGACCACCATCGGTCAGACCCCTGGCCAATACGTGCCTTTCCGCAGCTACATCTCCGGCTTCGGCGATGGCAGCGGCACCGCAACGGTCTACATGACCAACGAGGACGCCGCCCTCTCTAACCGGATGATCGAGGACGTGCTCCAGCGTCAGCAAACCGGCGCCGCCTTCAAGCTCTACACCGATCAGGTGTTCAGCGGTGGCACCCTTAGCGAGAGCCTGAGCCGCTCGATCGAGTTCGATGCAGTGCTGACTTCCGCCAGCCTGAACATCAACCCCGACGACGCTCAGTCCGTTACTGTCAACTTCCGTCCTTCCGGCACCCCGACCTTCGACTTCAGCACTTCCGCCTGATAGTTTGCAGAGGGGTAATCCTGTCAACCCCCGGCTGGTTACCGGGGGTTTTTTATTGCTTCTAGTCCGCTACAGTAGAACAAACCACAAACGGTTATGCCAGTCCCAGTCCGCGCCATTGACCGCCTCAAGAAAGCGGCCAACTTGGAGCCCATCAAGAAAACTGTTCAGCTGTCTGATGGCAGCGAATTTGAGATGTGGGTCAGCCCACTGACCGCCGCCGAACGTGAACGCGCCCAGAAACAGGCCAAGTCCGATGACGCCAACGCCTTTGCCCTCCAGCTGCTGATCGCCAAGGCTCTGGACGAAAACGGCACCAAGCTATTTGCCGCTGGCGAGATCGACGTACTCAAAAACGAAGTCAAAGACAAGGACCTTCAAGCTTTGATGCTTGCAGTCCTTACCGACGACGCCGAAACCATAGATCCAAAAAACTAGCTGCCGAACTCCGTAAGGACAACTGGCTAATGCTCCAATTTGGCGTTGCCAAGGAGTTGGGCCTAACCCTTAGCGAAGTTCGGAACAAGATGACCGCCGAGGAACTGATCGGCTGGAGTGCCTACTTCCAGATCCTGAACGAGGACCAAGAAAAGGCGATGGAAAAAGCCAAACGCCGCCGCTAACCCCGGCGGCTTTTTACTGCGTAAACTGAAGTACCGGAAGTGATGCAGCGCCGTGGCCTACAGAGCGGATATCGAGATCGCGGTAAAGGGCGCTCGACAGCTTAAGGAACTGCAGGATCAAATTAAAGTCACCGGAATTAAAATTTCCGTTCTTAATGACAACCTAAATGCTTCAGGCAAATTATTAACAAAAAGTTTTAATTCTGTAAAAACCGTTGTAGCAGAAGCCGCTAAAAATTTTGATGAAGCTGCACTTGGAACAGATAAAGCTGTAACGGCTGCTCGCGAGTATTACCAGGCTAGTAAAGTGTTAAATAATGCTCTACGTGAAAGAGCCAAACTACTAGACGACATCGAAAGGGCCGAGAGAGGCGTTATCCTTGCAAACATACGAGCGTCTCAAGCAGCTCGTAAGGCTTCAGGTTTTGGTGCATTTAGTGCCGATATTGATGTACCAACCCAAAAAGCAATACGCAGAAATAAAGAAAAAAGAGAGCGTATACAAGCAGCAGCTGAAACAGCCGCACAGATAGACAAGTTAAACACCACTCAGGAGGAGTTTATTACGCGCACAAATGCTGCCGCACAAGCAGCTGCCCGTCAAACGGCTGAGTTTTATAGGCAAGCACGAGCAGCTAAAGCGGTAGCAAAAATAAATGCTGTTGCTGGACCAGCACAGCTGCTATTACCGGCAGCAACTCCCGGCTCACCGGCAATGAGCGGCGGAGCCCGTCGCCGAATTACAGGTCAAGTAGAACGTCTTGGAGGCGCTCGTACAGAAGATGAGGCAGCGATTGCACTTCGCCTCGCTGAAAACATAAAACAACAAGTACGGCCTTTAAGTCAGGTTGAAGCGTTGTATGCAGGCATAGCAACCGAAGCAGCAAAACTACAGAGCATAAAAGCGCTTCCCAGTTCTCAAATGCTTAATGCGGCCGCGCGCGGTTTGCAACAGATTAAGACAGGGCAGGATAAATACAACGCTGAATTAGCTGAAAGTCAGGAACGACTAGAGGTATTAAATCGTCTAGAAGAAACTAGAGCAAGGCGCGCTAAAAAACTGCGCGACATTGCTACATATTACGAAACTGGCGGCATCTCAGATCCTATTTCTGGAACAGGCAGTACAGGTATTCGCGTACCTGGAAGTGTAGGTAATAAGACTCCTAAAACAGGAAGCGCTTTAGGCACAAGAGCTGAGAACGTACTTATAGGCGGTGCTTTCCCATTGCTGTTTGGGGGAGGCCCCGGAGCGGTTTTAGGCGGTGCAGCTGGCGGGCTTATTCCTGGTAGCCCCATGTTGTCTGTGGTTACCAGCGCTTTAGGTGCGGCCGTAGATCAGTTTGCTCAAGCCACAGCTGAAGTAGGTAATGCGCTGCGTGACCCGATCAAAAACTTCGCAACGCTGGCTGATAAAGGTCTACTCGCAAGTAAAAGTCAAGAAAAATACATACAAAAACTTATTGAAGCAGGTCGTATAACCGAAGCGACGGCAATTATTCAAGATGAAATTATTAAAAAGATAGGTGTCCAAGGAGTAAAAGATCTACAAAATGCAGGTGCAGCCAGCGAAGAATTAAATCGCGCAATGTCCGAATTAGGGCTGCAAATGCAAGCGGCTGTTGCCGGTCCTTTGGCTGCATTTATAAGCTGGTTAGCCGACGTCGTATCTATAAGTAATCAGATTGGTCGAGAGGCCGCTAGGCAAACAGATATTTTTGCCGGACTTAGCGCGGAAGATCAAGCCGAAGTTAAACGACAAGAGAAGCGGATACTTAGTGGCATGACAATCTTTAATGAGGCTCAAAAGCGAGAAGATGTATCTCGCCTTTATAAACAGTATGAGCCTAGAGCAACCATCAAAGTCCCTGGAGCGACAACCGATCAGACCCCCGCTTTAAGAGCCGCTGCTCAAACAGAAGAACTACAGAAACAAGTCGAGCTTGCCGGAAAACAATTAACTCTTGTCGGGTTAACGCTGGAGAAGGACGGAGCACGTTACATTGCAGCTGCCAAAGCCGTCGCTCAACAGGAATACGACAATAGACTTATTGAAATTAAAAACAGCTGGATCGGCAAAATCTTTGACAAGGAAAAGAACTTAGCAATGATAAGAAAAGCCAATTTAGATCTTGCGATAAAGAATAAACAGTTGGATAGCGAGATACTCCAAAACACTGAAATGCGTGAAAAAGCCGCTTTGGCGGCTGAGTCCGCTTTATACAAACAAGTTGAAACCACGTTGATGTTTGCTGTGCGAGCAGCGGAGTTCAGTGAAGGTGAAGAGGCTTCTTTACTAAAGCACCTGAGCCTGCACGAAGCCATCGGCAATCAACGAAAAGCCGCATTAGAAGTAGAAAGAGAGTTGGCTCTAAGTGAAGCCGCTAAAAACGGAACTACTCAAGAAGTTCTTAAGCTTTACGAATTCAAACGTCTATTGCTTCAGGACGAGCTGAATTTGGAAGAAGCGATAACGCAAACTAAGCGCGATCGTATTTTGTTGGATAAAGCGACCGCCCAAGCCAACGCACTGCGGGAGGCAGCTTCGCCGTTTGTAGAGCTCCAACGTGATCGTGAACTGGAACAGCAGTACGCCAAAACTTACTTACGGCTCGTAACCGAAGGTATGCTTCCGGCAGAGGCCGAACGTATAGCTAATTTTGACAAGCTTGTTGCTCAGCAATTAGCGTACAAAGACGAGCAAATTGAGGTTATTGAACAGCAAATTCTTCTAACCGAATCTTCTATAACCGAAGCAGAAGCACGTGGAGTTGCGGTAGATAAACTTAAAGAACAACTTGATCTACTTAAACAGCAACGCGGTATTATTGAGGGCAAAGGAAAAAATGGGCCGGGTGAAGGCCAGACAGATGTAGAGCGAGTTGAAGGGGCGATTGCAAAACTTAAAGGCGAGCTAAATGAGCTGACCAACCCAATTAACTTTGCAATTCGCGGAGCCTTTGCCATTGGGGACGCTTTCCAACAAGCCTTCCAAGGCCTAGTAACTGGAGCTATGACTGCTCAGGAGGCTTTATCCGCATTCTTCAAATCTATCGGCGAGGCGTTCGTCGCAATGGCTGCCGAAATTATTGCAAAACAGCTTGTCATGATTGCGCTTCAAACGATTTTGAGAGCGCTTGGCGGCGCCACAGGAAGTGGAGGCGGCACAGAGACTAATACCCAATTTATGGAACGAACAGGCAATTTAGATCTTGTTGGCGACTCCTACAAAGGTTTACAGGGCTTTGCCACTGGCGGCTTTGTGACCAGCCCGACCAGCGCTGTTGTCGGCGAAGGCGGCGAGCCGGAGTACATCATTCCGGCCAGCAAGATGCGTGGCGCCATGAATCGTTATGCAGCTGGCGCCCGTGGTTCCAGTGTCATCCCTGGAAGCGGCGAACAGGCAGCAGGCGAAATGGGCGGCGGCACTGCAGTGGCTACACCAATCGACGTTCGCTACACCGTGGAGCGCATCAACAGCGTGGATTACGTCACCGCCGATCAGTTCCAGCGGGGTATGCGTACAGCTGCTGAGCAAGGCGCCCTGCGAGGTGAACAGCGCACGCTGGCCAACATCCGTCAAAATACGACCACCCGCCGGAGGCTCGGACTATGAGCCACGAACTAGCCTTTGCTCAGTACCTAACCCTGCGTACTGAAAATTCGCTGGGCGACTACAAATTTCAGAACTACTGGGTCAACGAAGACGCCCCCTTCGTGGATGTGACCACCGGGGAAACGTCTTATTTCGGCTTTATGCCATTTGCCTTCTCTGGCGTCCCATCAACCAAAGCCGGGGACAACCAGCCAGCCACACTGACCTTTCCAAACAACAGCCTGAGCCGGGGCTGGGCGGAAACAGCCGTCACGAATCAGTTCCTTGCCAACGTCCGTGTTCTGGTCATCAACCCAGACGACAAGACGGATTACACCTTGATCACCCGGTATATCGCCCAAATCGTTAGCGCCAACTGGGACTCAACCAAGCTGGAACTGCAGCTGGCTTCCGTGCTGGATGCGGTCGGAACAGACGTGCCGCGCAAGCGCTTGACCAGACAGCTTGTTGGTCACCTGCCAATTACTAACAACGTTCGAGTGCAGTGATTGATCTGATTGGGCGTCCATACCGCTGGGGTGCAGATGGCACCGACCCAGACGGAGCCTTGGACTGCATCAATCTGGTGTTCACCGTGCTGGACCGCCTGGGCTTGGAGCACCCGACCCGCCGCCAAGACTGGTACGACGGCAAACAGTATGCAATTGGCAGGGACTTGCTGAGCTGGTGCAACAGGGTAGATCGGCTTGAGTACGATGGTGACGTGCTATTGCTGCCGCAAAGTTCAACAGCCTTTGCGGTTTATTGGAGTCGGGGATGCCTCTACATCAACCAGAAGCTGGAAGCGGTGGCATGGTGCCCTATCGACGTGTGGCCGACCTGCCACTACTTCCGTTTGAAAAGCGTCTAATCAGCGAATTAGGTCTTAGCGAAGAGGAATACAAGGCGTTCGCACATGAGGTTCGTACCCGTAGTTATGCTCGACCGGCTGAATACGCGGGTATTCCCGACGTCCAAAATGGCTGGGAACTAGGCCTTGCAATTGCCAGTCTTGTTATCGGTATCGCCTCAACTGCAGCGTCAATCTTGATGGCGCCAAAGCCCCGGCAAGACCAGGAAAACCGACCTCAATTCAGTAGCCGCGACCTTGGCAGTCGCACAGCTTCAGATATTTTCACGCCTTCCTACGGCTTCAGCTCACTACAGGAATTAGCAGCTTATGGGACAGTCGTGCCCATCGTATTTACTCGGCGCTCTACAAATGTCGATGACGACGGCGAATTTCATACAGGTGGCGTTTTAGTTTCGCCTGCGATGGTCTGGTCCCGTGTCAAGAGCTGGGGCAGCCATCAAATCAGCGAGCTAGTCACGATTGCTGGCCAAGGGCCAATGTCCCGCCCAGATCTCGCTGGCATATTCCTTGGGAACAACGCGCTCGACAACATCTTTGCTGAGTATTTTGATTTTTACTGGAACGGCGGATTTGTTATCACTGATGGCGCCAGCCGCTTAAGAGGTCGCAATCTTCGCTACGGCTCACTGGCAATTGACGACGGTCAAGGTGACTCTGACCAATCCTTTTACGCCCCGACATTTGAAGGTTCAAACCAGCCCGCCTTTAGTGGTGCGTTCACACCGTCAAACCAAATTCGATTTGGGGTCTATTCGGGCATTGCCAACGGTACGCCAGTTCGCCCTGATTGGGAGGTCATTTCGGTTCTGAAGGACTGGGACGGAACCCGTAAGTTCCGGATGCTTATTAAGCAGAAGAAATATGTTGACCTATACCTAAGACGTAATCATCCCTATGGCGGCGATTACCAACGCAACGCCATTTCTGAAGATGCTGGTATGCCCGGAACTGGCGTCAACTACGCCCGCCGCATTGGAATTGTTGAACACCGCAGCGCGTCTACCGGCACAGTTACGACCCACACCGAGACCCGCGTAAACGAACCGTACGAAACAACATCCTGGGAAAATCTCACTACCGAGGTAGAGGTCAACAAAGGGGACGAAATTCTTGTTCTGTACGGGAAAGGTCGTCAAAACCCGGATCCATTCCCCGTAGAAGGTATTGACGCCGAACCGCCGAAGGTTGAGGACATTCGTTCGTCTGTTGACGCTGAAGTCGAACGGGCTGATCAGCTGCTGGCGCTAGGCGCGACCTTCATGATCGGTCGGACAGCCTGGATTGTTATCGACCGCCCCACTGAAACATACGACCCCCAAGTTCCAGCACATCGAGAGCGAGGCTTTACGGCAACATTGCGCTGCATCGAGGCTTGGAGCAACCAGCAGCGAAAGATTGGCATTGTCGCTGAAGCTGCAATCACGGAAGAGGGCTGGCTTCCCAATGCCGACATTGACGAAGCGTTTTACCCGCTGCTTCGCTTTGAAATGGGCAGCTTCCAAAATAATCGCCGTTGCGATGTAACTGAAATCGGCATCAAGTCCCAAGTTTGGACACGGTTTAACGGCATCACGAACTTCAACACTATTCCCACGCCAGCGGAGATGGCGCAGGAAAACAGGCGCAATGTTGAACTGCGTGGCGGCAAGATGACCCAGTACGCCAAACGGTTGTCGGTGTTCGCGCTGGATGCCAGACCGGCAAACAACGAAACAGTCCGCGATTACAACCGCAACGAAGGCTGGGTCAGCATCGGCGGGTATCTACTTGGGGTAACGGGAGATTCCCCGGTAGATATTTACTCTTTTATCCGAATTACCCACCCAAAACGTTCACAGCTGGAGTTCCGACTGCGCCCGTTCAACGCTGCAATTTTTGCTCAACAAAGCAAAGGAGAGGACAGCATATTTCTGTTGGACGGCGGGCGTCCTGGCTATCAGGAGTGGACTTCGGACACCTATATGGGCACGTTCCGAATCGGCGGTCGCGGCAGGTTTGTCAAACCTCGTGATTACTTCAAGCACAGCCAGATGGCTGTCAGGCCGGAAACGGAAAGCGGTGAAGACCAACTGGACAAGCTGCTATATGGCTACTACGAGCCAGACCCAACCAACCCTAGTGTTGTTCCCAAGCAAATCACCTGCGTATCCCCTGGTCCTGGGGTTTATTCCAACTATGCAAGCGGTTATCCGATTTCAAGCATAGACCTAAGCAACATAATGTCGTCCTTCTTTGGCGAAAATCCGGAGGGAAACGATCTGCCCGTTGGAACACGCCGCACACAATCTGGCTGGACTTATGCGAGAGATTCCCAGCGAACAATGGATTTAACTTTGACTGTTGAGGTTTACAAAGATGAAAGCGTACTCGGAAGACCTCGTTTGTGGAAAATTGTTGAAACAAGCGTCAACAGCTTCACCGGAACCTGGAACTCCGGGGACACATTTGTTAAACATGCTCGCGTTCAGAACATAACGCGCAGAGGCGTAAGCGTTACCGGCGCTCAATTTGGTTTTAGCTATACGGTTGTACTGCCGGAAAATTATGTTGAATATGACGAGCCAATTCCTGCGACTCGGCTCTTCCAAAAGTACAGCGGCATTGCTGAGGTTTCACATTACGGAGAACTAATCACACACAGCTGTGATGGCTCCCCAGAGCACGAGGTCGTTTACGTCAACGAATGCCTGTCCGAAGAAATCACCCCCGAGTATCAACGGTGTGCTGTTGCTGGCCTAAAACTACGGTCCAGTGACAACTTCCAGCAGCTCGATCAATTGCGCTGCTACATGTCAAATGGCATCCAAGTGGAGCGCTTGATTGACGGTGACACGGCGTCTAGCAATCTGCTGACCGACCTGCTCTGGTATTTGGCCACCGACAAAGACACTGGTGCAGGATCACTTATCAACCGCGATCTGCTGGACCGCGCCCAGCTGGTTGAAACCGGGCGTTACTTACGCGCAAACAACTTCTTGTTTGATGCTGCCATTGCAGAACCCCTGAATATCCGTAGCTGGCTGGGGCAGATTGCTCCCACCGTTCTTTGCTATCCCACACTCAAGAATGGCAAGCTTGCGATTGAGCCAGCCCTTCCATACGACAGCAACTATAAGGTTGCGCCAAACCAAGCAATTACCATCAAAGGCATGTTTACCGGCGGCAACATCCTTGAAGATTCCCTGAGTATCGAATGGATCGAGCTTGAGGAAAGAAAGTTATTCCAAGCTGCGATTGTCTACAACTGGTCAGGTCTAAACAAATTCCCTGAGCAGCAAACCATTGTTGTTCGCTACAAGGACACCGCAGCCGATCAGTTGCCACTGGAGCAGTTCGAGTTCAGTCATATCACCAGCGATTACCACGCAATCACACTGGCGCGTTATTACTTGGCACTGCGTAAGCACGTCACCCACACAATTACGTTCCGCACATTGCCGTGGGGTTTGAGCCTGGCGCCTGGTGACTACATCCGTGTTGCCACCGAAATCAGCCCGTACAGCCCAACCAACAACGGAATTGTGCGGGAAGACGGCAGCGTTGTTTCAGTCAATCCTCTAGCCGATGGCACTTACAACGTTTACTACTGGGACCGCAGCCAAACCGTTGTGGAAACCGGTTCTCTGGAAATCATCAACGGCGTGGCGCAAAGTCTGCGTAACACGGTCTTTTCAGTAATCGGCGCCAACGTCACCAATCAGGTTTACCAAGTCGAAGCACTCGACCTTGACGGTGAAGGCATTGTGACGGTGAAGGCAAGCAATCACCCAGTAAACTCAAGTGGAGCCAGCCTGATTGCCCGTGACACGCTGGATGTTGACAGCCAGTTTGAGGTCCTAGGAGGTCCGGCGGAGTAATGGCCTACCCCACACTCGCACCGTCCAGCCGTACGTTTGACGCTGGCGATTATCCCTACAAAACTTTTAAGTCACAGAACGGCTCCGAGACCCGGATTCTGTACGGCGACAAGCGCACCGGCATGACGCTGGATCTCGGCTACGACAACATTGCCGACACTTACGCTGACGACTTCATCACCCATTACGACGAAACCAAAGGCGGCTTTTCAGTCTTCACTCTCCCCGAAGAGCTCCGCACTGGCTGGAGCGGCAACACTGCTGCAATCGACGCCGCTACCGGCAACAAATGGCGCTATGACAGCCCGCCGCAGATTACTTCTGTGCGACCTGGAATCAGTAACGTTAAAGTGAAATTGGTAGGTGTCCTCTAATGGCTAAGGTTTACACCGGCAAGGACGGACGCCTGCTGATCGACGGCACGGAGCAGATCAAGGTCAGCAACTGGACTTTGACTGGTTCGCTTGAAG